GTTGAAGCGCGAGTGTGGCGATAAGAATGACAATCGCGACGACGACCCCGACGAGCCTGACGACATCGACGACAAAAACGACGACAAGGGCGAGACCGACGAGGAGCGCGAAGCCCGCGAAAAAGCCGAACAGGAAGCCCGCGAATTGGCAGAGCGTGAGCAGAAAGAACGTGAAGCCGTGGCCGTGATGCGTATGCGTCGCAACCGCCTGGCACTACAGGAAAGAGACATCGAAACTATTAGTTATTAACCCCTTAAAAACCGTTTTTAAGATGAAAAAAGAACTTTTGAAGTTGCAAGCTCGCAACCGCGAGATCAACGACCGCCTGACCGCCATGTACGTGAAGGCTGAGAACGAGAAGCGTGAGTTCAACGACGAGGAGAACCGCGAGGAGCGCGAACTGAAGCGTGAACTTGAGCAGAACCACCGTGAGATCATGAACAGCTGCGACGCTGCCGCCATCGGAGCACTCCGTGAGCAGCAGGACAAGTCAGCCCAGCTGCGTGAGTTCTTCAAGGCTGTCAAGGAGAAGCGCGAGAACGCTACCACCATCCTTGCCAACCCCGTGACCACTGGCGACGACCAGAACCAGTACGGCAACCTGGAGGCTGGTAAGATGATCCCCTTGAACATCAAGGAACTCATCGACACCAAGGTAGAGGGACTGGAACTGCCTGCCGACCTGACCATGCTCACCGGCGTAGTAGGCGACGAGGTATGGCCCTACAGCATCGACGATGCCGAGGTTCGCGTTGCAGGCGAGGTTGACACCATCGCCGAGCAGGGTCTGAACTTCGCCAACGTGAAGGCTCTCTCTGAGCGTGTGGCTTGCGCCATCGCCATCTCTAACAAGGCTATCGACAACGCCTACTTCGACCTGTACAGCTTCGTGCTCTACAAGATTCAGAAGGCCGTTGCCATCCTCAAGGCAAAGCGCGTGTACTCTCACGCCCAGTACGACGACAACCTCAAGTCACCCTTCGCACAGGTTGACGTGGAGGAAGTTACCCTCGACGAGAACATCGGCCAGACCCTCGCAGAGAAGGCCGCTGAAATCTACGACAAGGGCTTCGAAGGCATCCCATACTTCACGATGGATAAGGTCATGGAGACCAAGTTGCAGTTCACCAAGCTGCTCTCTGGCCTGACCTCCGACCGCACCGTCGTACAGGACGGCAAGTGCGTGGGCTATCCTATGACCATCAGCGGCCACATCAACGGCCACCTGAAGGCCGACGGTACCTACGAGCGCGAGGCTGGTGTTCACTACATCGGTATCGGTCACTACCGCTATCTCGCCTTCGAGCAGCACGGTGAGGTTCGTCTGACGGTTGACTCTCAGAGTGCCGCTGTCAGCGCACGCAACTCTACCGTTGTCACCCTCAACATGGAGCTCTCTCTCACCGAGCTGTCTAAGCTCGTCAACGGCGGCGACAACAACAACCCGCACAAGCCCCAGGCATTCAAGCTGCTGAAGGTTGTGGCTCCCGCATCATCGAGCGAAATCTAAACTCTCTCAATGCTCTCAACTTCTGGGAATAGTTCCTGCCGTGGGCGGCTCCGATGCAACAGCAACAGGCTGTCCGCCCACGGTTCCCCAGAGGGAGAGAAATCTGAAAGAAATGTATAACAAGTCACACGCGATACATGAGCCTTGCAACAGATAGCATCTTCATCACCGCCTTGCAGTCGAATTCCGACCTGATGGAGGCGTTGGGCTACGTGGAAGCCACTGAGACATCAGAAGGCGCACCAGCCCGACTCTACTGCACGGCCATTCCACTGCCGGACGAAGACGCTGACAACGTACCTGTGCCTTACGTCATCGTCACCTTCGACGGTTTGACGAACGACCAGGGCACCAAGGACGACCGCTACGAGTCCAACTATGACACGGTGAACATTGGTGTGGAAGTGGCTGCAAGGAATATCAACGAATTGCACGACCTGACACAGATGGTGCGCGACACCATTCTCGGGTATCTCCGCGCCAACGAAACCGCCATCATGGACTACAACTTTGCGGCTCAGACGATTCAGTTCGACTCGCTGAAGCCATGCTACTGGCAGGTACTTACTTATCAATGTGACACAGTAAATACTAACGACGATGAGCAAGAAGACGGAAGCAACTCAGGCATCTGAGAATAGTCAGCCCGCATACGTGGCTGATCTGCTACTGAATGGCACGACCATCCTCGAAGCACCTACCCGCGAGGCATTGGCCGAAATGGTGAACGACATCCCAGTCGACTGCCGCTACAGCGTCGGTGCAGTGGGTCGCAAACAGGACGGCAGTGCATACACACTCAGAGTTGACTTAATCAAAAATTAAAAGAATATGGCAACACTAAAAGGTCAAAATGTAAGAATCTGTATTTACGACACAACCGCGTCGAAATACAAGGTCATTGGCATGAGTACTGGATGCACAATTACGCTCACGAACAACGTTGACAACAGTAGCCACAAAGATGTTGTCGGTATGGCGGCTATGCCTGTGACAACCAGCAAGTCTTGGCAGGTTTCTGTTGAGTCGTTGAACGTAGGCGATACAGCAGCCATGCTCACCGCCATCAAAGCGATGCAGCCAATGACGCTGATGTGGGATGAGACATCGGCAACCGATAATCAGACCCGCGAGAAGGCTACTTTGGCTCGCAAAGGTCAGGCGTACTTGACAGACTGTACGTTTACCTTCGATAACAGGACGAATAGTCAGAAGTCTCTTCAATTTTCGGGTACAGGCCCGCTGGAGACTGTTGGATCTTCCGAGGCAACTCAGGTGATTCCTATCGGCAGTTATACCAAGGGCGAGACTGTTCGTCTGTTCCTGTCGAGCGACAACACCGCAGCACCAAATGCTGTCTTGGCCGCTGCTCGCAGTTTGTCCCTACATGTGTCGGTTTCTCTCGAAGACGCGACGACGAAGGATACGACTGGGGCATGGGTATACCAAGAGCCTACCGAACTGAACTACGACATTACGTCTGGTGCTTTGGTTCGCTCAGGCGAGACCATCACGTCACAGGTTGGTGCCAAGACGTATGCTGACATCCAGTCTCTCTATGAGGCTGGCACACCGTTCAAGTGGAAGATCGCAAATGTTAGTGGTGATAACAACCGCACGGCATCGAGCACAATCGTTTCGGGTTCTATCTTGATAGCGACACTCACACAGAACGATCCAAACAGACAGTCGAGCGATTACACTATGAACGCAAACGGTTACGGCGACTACGAAGTTGCTGCGTAAACATCTAC